ATTCGGTTGGTAAGCACAGTCTCGAAAGTTGGGGACAGCGTTTACAATTTGAGAAAGGCGATTTCAATAAAGCCAACGATTGGTCGTCTTTTTCAAACGAAATGTTAGAGTATTGTATTCAAGATACTAAAGTTACTTCAAAACTGTACTCAAAATTTCTATCTAAAAAGTTTAGTGCTCACTCAATTAATTTAGAACATCAAGTAGCTTTTATTTTAAACGAGCAAGAACGAAAAGGTTTTGCGTTTGATGAGAAAAAAGGTTTTGAATTACATGGTAGATTATTAAAGAGATCAACAGATTTAAAAAAAGAGTTAGAAGATGTATTCAAGAGTTGGACGGTAGATTTGGGTATGTTTACCCCTAAAGTTAACTCGACAAAATACGGATATATTAAAGGTGTACCCGTTAAAAAAACAAAAGAAGTTTTCTTTAATCCATCTTCTCGTCAACATATTGCAAATAGATTAATAACTTTAAGACAATGGAAACCTGAAAAATTCACACCGACAGGTCAACCAATCGTTGATGAAGAAACTTTAAGTAAATTAGAATACCCAGAAGCTAAACTATTAGCAGAGTATTTAAGTTTAGAAAAAAGATTAGGTATGTTAGCTGACGGTAAAAACGCTTGGTTAAAAGTAGTTAGAAAAGGTCGAGTACATACTTTTTATGTAACTAATGTCATTACAGGAAGAATGTCTGCACGTTCACCTAACTTACAACAAGTGCCTAGTATACACAGTTTCTATGGCAAAGAATGTCGAGAATTGTTTGTGCCTTCGGTCGGGAAAGTTCTTGTTGGAGCAGATGCTTCAGGAATTGAAGCTAAATGTTTAGCCCATTATATTTGTAATTATAAAGGTGGAAAAGAATATAAGGATTTAATTTTAAACGGTGACATTCATACTTATAACATGAACGCAGTTAACTTGAATGATAGACAACTTGCAAAGACTATGCTTTACGCAATACTTTATGGTTGTTCATTTAAAAGGTTATCGCAAATTTTAAAAGTACCCTTACATGAAGGTAAACAAATTTTAGAAAAATTCTATACACAGTTACCTTTCTTAAAAGAAATCAAAAATGATTTACTAATGAGAATTGAGGACGGTGGAGAGATAAGAGCAATCGATAAAAGAATATTAACGATAAGATCAGGACACGCAGCTTTAAATAGTTTGATTCAAAGTTGTGCTGCGATTGTTATGAAAACAGCTTTAGTTATCCTTTGGGAAAAATTAAAAGATAAAGACGCATTTGTTGTAGCAAACATTCACGATGAATTTCAAATAGAAACCACGAAAGAGTTGGCAGAAGAAGTAGGTCAAATTGCAATCAAATCAATCCAAGAAGCAGGCGAGCAACTTAAACTCCGAGTTCCCCTTGCAGCAGAATACAAAGTCGGAAGAAACTGGGCAGAAACCCACTAACCCTAAATGGCGTAAATGGGCTTCAAATGCCTTATGTAACCAACGTATTAGAAAAGGACACGACTGTGGTTTAACTATAAGTCAGTTAATTGCTATCGTTCCTGCGTATTGTCCTTGCTGTAGTCAACAGTTAGTACCTCAAGGAAAGCAGAGTAACTCACCTACAGTTGATCGTTTAGATAGTCGTAAAGGTTATAAATTAGATAACATTTGGATTATTTGTCATAGCTGTAATTCTATTAAAAGTAACGCCTTAAAACCCTTAACTTTATACCGTGTCGCTGACGCTTGGTATGTCGAATTAAAAGAAAGAAAAAAATCATGCAAGTAATTTTAGTTTTAACAGATGTAAAAAATAAAGAAGGACAAAGTAGAGTAACTTTTTCTATGTTCGAAAAACCTCAACCAGATGAACCTCTTGATGAAAGTTTATTAGATAGTCCCTCAATTCAATTAGGAACAATGTTGTCAGCGTTTTTAAAAACAATCGAACAGCACGGTAAAACTTTTATTAATACAGTTATTTCAGAAGAAAGAAAAAGACGATATTCAAAAGACGATTTCAGACATCACATAAAAAAATACGACAATGTTATTGAAATAGATTTAATGAATTTTAAACCAAAAGGAAAAGGTAATTAATGAGTACACTATTAATAGATGGAGATATAGTAGCATATCAAATAGCATTTAGAACAGAAGAAGCTATTAGATGGGATAATGGAATATGGACTTTACATTCAGATGAAAAAGATTGTATTAGATTTATTGAAGAATGGTTTTCAACATTAGTAGCAGATACTCAATGTGAAAATGTAATAGTAACTTTTTCTGATAAAGAAAATTTTAGAAAAAAGATATTAGAAGATTATAAAGCTAATCGTAAAGATCAGCGAAAACCTTTAACCCTTAAATTTTGCAGAGAGTACATTACTAAAAAATGGAAAACTTATGTAAAACCTACTTTAGAAGCTGATGATGTATTAGGTATTTTAGGTACTTCCAATTCTATCAAAGGTACTAAAATTATTGTTACAACAGATAAAGACTTAGATCAAATTACAGGTCTACATTATAATCCAGTTAAAAAAGAATTTTATAAAATTTCTAAAAAAGAAGCTGATTACAATTTTTATTTTCAAATTTTAAAAGGGGACAGTACCGATAACTATAAAGGGTGTCCAACTTACGGAGATGTGAAGGCTAGTAGAGTTTTGTCGACTTCAAAAAACTACTGGGAAACAGTTGTTAAGTGTTTTCTAGATGAAGGATTAACAAAAGAAGATGCTTTAGTTCAAGCACGAGTAGCACGAATATTAAGAAACACAGATTATAATTTTAAAAAGGAGATACCAAAACTATGGCAAAAATAGAAGCAAACGAAATATTACAAACTACATTAGATTTAGTTACAGGTAATAGACAAGATCAAAACGGAGATAAAAGGAAAAACCATCAAAACATAGCTAATATGTGGACAGCTTATCTTACTAATGAGTTTGGTAAAGAGTTGTTTATTAGAGCTGACATGGTTGCAAACATGATGGTTTTACTAAAAGTTGCAAGAACTCAAGCAGGTAAATTTAATATTGATGACCATGTAGACGCTTGTGGTTATGCAGCAATTGCAGGAGAAATTAGATCGGAAGACACGCATGGATAATGGAGTAAAGAGGTGGAAAAAGAAAACTTGGAAAAATGTCGATATTTTAATGGAAGATGTTTTCTACGCTAGAACCCCAGATTTAGGTAAATACTTCCCACCTTCAACTGAAGCTAAAATGGAAGTAATTGCAGAAAATAATGTTAGGTCTACTGTTGAAGAAATACCATTAGAACCCTTACCAGAACCAAAGGAAACAAATGAAAAAACTACTAAAGAAAATACTACTGTGGTTGTCGAACAACCCCCTAAAATATAAATTTGTTTTAGTGGTTTGGGAAGATGCAAACTCCGATAGCTCGTGGAACGAGTTGTCGACCATTGAAGCTATGCTTCCTACTGTCTGTTTAAGTACAGGCTTTATAATGAAACAATCAGAAGACGCTATGATCTTGGCTTCTGATTTTACAACAGACCTTAAAAATGGTGAATACGCTGTATCTGAAGCAGGTAATACTATGGTCATTCCCTCCAAAAACGTACTAAAAGTAGTACAAATCCCCCTAAACTTAAAAATCAAATAGATTGGTTGCCCTCTTGGATAACTTATGAACTTATCAAAAGAATTACTCGACTATTTAGACAAGCAATTCCCAAATCAAAGTCCAAATTTAAACGATAAAGAACGTGAAGTTTGGTTTAAATCTGGTCAAGCTAGTGTTGTTAAACATTTAAAACAACTTTTAGATGACCAAAATAAAAACATCTTAAATAACAATATAATCAAAAGGAAATAAAACTATGTGTGGAAGTATATTTAAACCACCTAAGCCACCTGCACCACCACCTACTCCTGCTCCTCCTGCAACTATAGTAAATGCACAGGCAGCAACAATAAGGGAAACAGCACCTCAAGTACCTAGATCAGCAAGTTATAACTCTGCTGTGGCAACGAGAAGACGTGGTAAAAGAGCATTGAGAATACCTTTAACTGAAACAGCTTTAGCTAATGCAAATGCAGGAGTTAAAGTTTAATGGAATACCAAACAGCACGAAAGAGATATGCTCAACTTGAAGAAATTCGAGAGCCTTTTTTAACTCGTGCACGTGATTCAGCAGAATTTACAATCCCCTCTCTTATCCCAAGAGAAGCTCACACTAGAACAGCAAAACTCTACACTCCGTATCAAGGTATTGGTGCAAGAGGTACAAATAATTTAGCAAGTAAACTCTTACTTGCCTTACTCCCCCCTAACACTCCTTTCTTTAGATTAGCTATTGATGAATTTACAATGGCAGAAATAGCAGGTCAGGGTGGTATGAAAGGTGAATTTGAAAAAGCATTAGGTTCTCTTGAAAGAGTTGTAATGAATGAAATGGAAGTTAACAATTTTAGAACAACTATTTTTGAAGCTTTAAAACATTTAATTATAGGTGGAAATTGTCTTCTTTATATTACACCAGAATTAAGTATGAAAGTTTACCATTTAGATAGATACGTTTGTAAAAGAGACGCTACTGGTAATGTTTTAGAAATAATTACAAAAGATACAGTTAGTCCAAATTCAGCTCCTCCTGCAGTAATTGAAAAATTACAAGGAGAGCAAACTTCTTCTTACGAAAATACAATCGATATCTATACGTACGTTAGACGTTCGGAAGATAATAAAAAGTGGCTTGTCCATCAAGAATGTGGCGATGAAATATTGCTAGACAGTCAAGGGACTTACCCTCTCGACAAGTCACCTTTTATTCCCTTACGATACACTTCAATCGACAATGAGGATTGGGGTAGAGGATTTATTGAAGAATATATTGGAGACTTACGTAGTTTAGAATCATTATATAGATCAGTTGTAGAAGGTTCAGCAGCTTCAAGTAAAATTTTATTTTTAGTAAAACCTAACGGAAGTACAAGACTTAAAACTTTATCTGAAAGCCCTAACGGTGCAATTAGAGAAGGTAATGCCGAAGATGTTACTACACTTCAAGTTAACAAAGGTGCTGATTTTAATATCGCTTTCCAAACAATGAGAATGATACAAGACAGATTACAATTTGCATTTATGTTAAACACATCAGTACAACGTGATGCTGAAAGAGTAACAGCTAAAGAAATTGAATACGTTAGCCAAGAACTAGATGATAGTTTAGGTGGTCTTTACTCGTTGTTATCGCAAGAATTACAATTACCTTTGATTAATAGATTAATGTATCAAATGGAAAAGAAGAAAAAATTACCTACATTACCTAAAGGACAAGTAAGACCTAAAATTGTTACTGGTTTAGAAGCATTAGGTAGGTCTACAGATTTACAAAGATTAAATACATTTGTTCAACAGATAGCTCCGTTTGGAGAAAGTGGCTTACAATCTTTGAACATTGGTGAGTATATAAAAAGAGTTGGTACTTCTTTAGGAGTAGACATGGACGGTTTGATTAAAGATGAACAACAAATGGCTATGGAACAACAACAAGCACAAGAAGAACAATTACAGGCTCAAGTAGCAGGTAGTGTAGCTAAAGAAGGTATGGGAATGGCGAGAGACGCAGCAAAGGGAGATCAACAAGCACAAATAGAACAAGCAAAGGAAAATAACTAATGGAAGAAGCTAATAAACTCCAAGTACCCGAAGAAACATCAAAAGATAGTCAAGAGCATATAGATGCTATGGTTCAAAAAGCAGATGCACAGGCTAATACAAAAGATATTAACACAGGTGAGGAAACTACTCCTGTCAAAGAAGAAGCTCCTAAAGTAGAAGAAAAAATACTTGGTAAGTTTAGTTCTCAAGAAGAACTAATTAAATCTTATCAAGAATTAGAAAAAAAATTAGGACAACCAAAAGAAGAAGATACACCTACAGAAACATTAAAAGCTGATGCACGTGCAGAAGGTCTTAAAGGAATTGATTTTAATTCTATTCAAGATGAGTTTGAAGAACATGGTTCATTAAGTGATGAAACGATGAAAAACCTAGAAGCTTCAGGATTACCTAAATCGTATGTTGATAATTACATCGAAGGTATAAAAGCTGTAGCTACTAGGTTTGAAACCCAAGCACACGATAGTGTTGGTGGTAAAGAAGAATATGGAAAAATGATTGACTGGGTTACAAATAATTTATCTACAGAAGAAGTACAATTATTTAACGCAGGTATTGATAAAGATGACCAAACTGCTTTATACACAATTAAAGGTATGGCAGCTCGTTATAGAGCTGAAACTACTGAGCCAAATTTAAGAGTAGGAGAAACTGGAACAACAAGTATGGGATTAAAATATGAAAGCATGGCACAAGTCAAAGCTGATATGTCTAATCCTAAATATGCAAGTGATCCAGCTTATAGAAAGCAAGTAGAAGATAAACTTGCTCGTTCTACTATTATATAAGTTTTAGGTTAAGTAATTACACCTAAAAAAGTAAAAGAAAGACAATACCCTCTGAGGAGGACAATACTGATACTGCTTTTAACTAAAAGTGAAGTTAATTACATTTTAATAACGAAAGGAATACTATATCATGTCAAATGCAGTAGTATCAAATTTAGGACAAGCAGCAGCGTCAGGTTCGACAACTGCACTTTTCTTAAAAGTATTTTCGGGCGAAGTTCTTACTGCGTTCGAAGATGCACAATCAACAGCCGACAAACACGTTGTTAGAAGTATCAGTTCAGGTCAGTCAGCTCAATTTCCAGTTATGGGTAAAGCAACAGCTTCATACCATACTGCAGGAAATGAGATTACTGGTGGTACTATAACACATAACGAAAGAACAATTGCAATTCAAGGATTGCTTATTGCTCCTACGTTTATCGCTAAAATAGACGAAGCGAAAAACCATTATGACGTTAGATCACAATACTCAAAAGAGTGTGGAAATGTTCTAGCTCAAACTATGGACAAGCACGTCTACCAACAAATCATCAACGCATCAAGAGGAGGAGCTGCTGCACCACAAGCTGCAGGGCAACAAATCACCGATGCTGACTTCGTTACTAACGGAGCATCTGCTGCTGCAGCTATTTTCGAAGCTGCTCAAAAGATGGACGAAGCTAACATACCAGAAAACGACAGATATTGTGCCGTTTCACCTGCTGCTTATTACTCTTTAGTACAAACTACTAACGTAATCAACAGAGATTGGGGTGGACAAGGTGCTTACGCTGAAGGTGAAGTATTAAAAGTTGCAGGAATTCACATTGTGAAAACTAACAACTTACCTTCTACAAACATAACATCTGGAGTTCTTGACGGATCTGACGGTACATTGGGTGGAGATTACTCAAATACTGTTGGTGCTGTTTGGCACAAATCTTGTGTTGGAACAGTTAAGCTAATGGATTTAGCTGTTGAGATGGAATATGACGTTAGAAGACAAGGTACTTTACTTGTAGCTAAATACGCTATGGGTCACGGTATTCTTAGACCTGACGCAGCGTTCGAAATCAAAACTTCGTAATTTATTTACGTTGTTTTTACTGATTTTAGGGGTCGAGAAATTGACCCCTGAAGTCGACAACTTCAAATAGAAAAATCACAAATAAAACATATATGACAACATCAACAACAACAAAATTAGAAGCAGTAAATGTTATGATGACATCAATAGGAGAAACTCCTGTTAACACAATAACATCTGCAACAACAACTGATGTGTCTATTGCAATATCAATATTAGATAATGTAAATCGAGAAGTACAAAGTGTTGGCTGGCATTTTAATTCCGATCAAGATTATCAATTAACTCCAAACACATCTAATCAAATTGAACTTCCCTCTAATTGTTTAAGAATAGATACCTCTGGTGCAAGTGCTAACAACGATTATGTAGAACGTGCTAGAAAATTATGGGATAGAAAAAAACATACATACACTTTAACTGATGAAATAGTTTACGTTGACATTGTTTGGTTTTTAGATTTTACAGAAATACCTGAAGCAGCTAAAAGATATATTACAATAAGAGCTGCAAGACTTTTTCAAGATAGAATGTTAGCATCTGATTTGCTACATAAATTTCATCAAGTAGATGAATTACAAGCTTTGTCTGTTTTAAAAGAAGCAGAAGGAGATACTAGAGATCACAGTATCTTTAATAACTATGACGTTGCTAGAACATTAGATAGAAATAACTTTCAACCAGAAGATTAACAATGGCTAGATTAGTTAGTTCTTCAATTCAAAATTTATTAAACGGTATTTCACAACAACCAGATACAGTTCGATTACCAAATCAAGCAGCAATTCAAGAAAATGGATTGTCTGATGTTGTGTTTGGTTTAGGTAAAAGACCACCTACAGAACACATTGCTAAATTAAGTACAGCAACGGACACAGCAGTTAAAACGCATTTAATTAATAGAAGTGAAATAGAAGAATACCAAGTTCTAATTACAAACGGTGGTATTAAAGTTTACACATTAGCAGGGGTTGAAAAAACTGTTGTAGCACCTTCGGGTTTAAGTTATTTAACAACAACAACTCCTCAAACAGATATTAACTGTATTACAGTTGCAGATTACACATTTATTATTAATAAAAATACTACAATTGCTAAATCAGGAAGTGTGTCTACTTCTCGACCTGACGAAGCTTTATTCTTTATTAAAAACGGTCAATACAAAACAACTTATAAAATTACAATTGACGGTGTAGAAAAAGCAAGTTTTGAAACTTTAGATAATTCAAGTTCAAGTAACGCAAGTTCGATTACAACAGATAACATTGCTACTGAATTAACAAATGATTTAAACAGCAATTTATCTGGTTTTACAGTTGTTAGAGACGGATCTGTAATCTACGTTAAGAAAAATTCAGGGACGTTTGATGCAGGAGTTTCAGACGGTTTAGGTGGAGACGGTATTATATTATTAAAAGATAAAACTCAAAACTTTTCAGAATTACCATACAAAGGCTACCTAGATTTTTTAATCGAAATCACAGGAGATAGTGGTACTCAATTTGATAATTATTATGTTAAATGGGACGGTACTGCTTGGGTTGAAACAGTTAAAGATGGAATAGATAATAATTTATCTGCAACTACAATGCCTTTCGTACTTATTAGAACAGCAGACGGTAATTTTAGATTTACCCCATGTGACGGAGGTACTTACACAATTAGTGGTATAAATTATGACGACCCTTCTTGGAAAAGTAGAGAATGTGGAGATACTGAAACAAACCCAGATCCTTCATTTGTCGGTACAAAAATTAATGATATGTTTTTTTATAGAAACAGATTGGGTTTTTGTTCTGATGAAAATGTAATCTTTTCTAAAGCAGGAGAATTTTTTAATTTCTATTACACTACAGTAACTACGACACAAGATGATGACGTTGTAGACATTTCGATGTCACACAATAAAGTTAGTATTTTAAAATATGCTGTACCTTTTAATGAAGAATTAATTTTATTTTCAGATCAATCACAATTTATTTTAAAACCAGAAGAAACACTTACAGCTAAAACTGTATCTATTAACCAAGCAACTGAGTATGAAATTTCTGATAAAGTCAAACCCATAGGGTTAGGTCAGAATATTTACTTTGCTAGTAATAGAGGATCTCATAGTGGTGTTTCAGAATATTTTATTTCAAGTGATGGAGATGTTAAAGATGCTACAGATACTACAATTAATTTACCTAGATATATTTTAGCAAACATATTCTCACTTAAAGGTTCTTCAGGTGAAAAAACATTATTTGCTTTATCTGATGGAGATAGAAGTAAGATTTTTGTTTATAAGTATTATTTTGATGCAAACCAAAAAGCTTTACAAAGATCATGGTCTACTTATTCACTTGCAAGTACAGATGTTATTTTAGGAATAGATATTATTCAAAACTTTGCTTATTTAATTATTAAAAGAGCTGACGGTACTTACGTTGAAAGAATGAATTTAAAAGCTAATGAAGTTGATGCTAATTTAACTTTTCCAGTTTTATTAGATAGAAAAACAACAGTTACAGGTGTTTATGCAAGTGGTACAAATTTAACTACGTGGACAATTCCTTACCCTGAAACTGCTCCTATGGAAGTTGTTTATAACGGTTCTTGGAGTTCTACAAAAAAAGGAAGAAATTTAACTATTGCACAACCTACATCTACTACACTTACATCTTTGGGAGATCACTCTGATTACCCTTGTTTAATTGGTAGAAAGTATAATTTTAAATATAAGTTTTCTACGTTCTATCCTAGAGAAACTAAAGCAAGTGGTGCAGGCTCAACGATTAGTGCAGGTAGATTACAATTAAAAACAATTGCTTTAATCTACGGTGATAGTGGGTATTTTGAAGTAACAGTAAGTCCTAAAGCAAGAACAGCAGGGGTATATAAATTTACAGGACAAATACTAGGATCAAGTAGTTTTACATTAGGTACGCCTTATCCCGATAGTGGGGATTTTAAAGTTCCTATTCAATGTCGAAATCAAGATGTAGCTATAGAAGTTAACAACAATAGTTATCTTCCTTGTAATTTCTTATCGGCAGAATGGACAGGTATATTCTCAATTCTATCGACTAGAAATATATCTTAATGATTGAAGAAAGAGACAGTATTGAAGAAGATTGTCAGTTATTAATTGATGATCTTAGACCTGATGATTTTAATGAAGTAGTTACAATTACAAAAGAACACCCTTTAAAACCTGTAGTAAGAGGGTTTAAGACTGCAAAATTATGTAGATCAATTATTAAAGATGGAAACTTTGTAGCTATGTACGGTGTATGTCCTACAGAAAACCACATGGTTGGTTCTCCTTTTTTATTAGGAACAAATAGATTTTTAGAAATAGCTTTACCCTTTGCACGTCAATGCAAAGATAGAGTTAAAGAAATGCAAGACTTATATCCAATTCTTTGGAATTTTATAGATAGTCGAAACGAAGTTCATTTACGTTGGATTAAATGGTGTGGTTTTAAAATAATTAACAAAACAAAAATAGAAGGAATAGATTTTTATGAATTTATTAAAATTTAAATATGTGTAACCCTTATGCTTATGCTGCATTGCAGTTTGGAAGTGCGTACGTTCAGTATAAGAACGATAAAGCTCAAGCTGCTGATATCAATGATAACACTACACAAACAGCTAAACGTATTAGGGACGAGGCTATTTACACAGATATATCTTTACAAAAAAAGAAATCTGGAGAATACGATAAAACAGCAGGAGAGAAATTTAAATTAGCTTTAGAAGCTAAACAGAAATCAGGTACAGCTAAAGTACAATTATTTGAACGAGGTATTCAAGGTAACACTTTTGATTATTTAATTAACGATATTGACAGAAATAAGGGTAGAGCTTTTGAAGTAACTGATACAAATTATGAAAACGTAATTATTAGTATTGAAGATAGCAGACTTGCTTACAACAGACAGTTTACTAATCAAATATTAAATTTACCTAGAGCAGCTAAACCTACATTCGGAGCTTATGCTCTCGGTGCTGCAGCTAACTCATCAATGGCGTTTATGAACGCTAGTGCTCCTGACACGCCACCAACTACAGGAAATAAAGTAACCTAATGGCTAAAATAGATACAGATATAACAACAGGTTCAATAAGTAGTATTGGAACAACTCCAGCAGTTAACGTAGGTTCAGGAGGTAAAGTTTTCGACAGTAATTCACAAGTATTAGCTAGGTCTTTATCAAGTGTAAGTGAAGCATTAGGTAAATACGTTCAGATAAAAGAAAAAGAAAAAGCTACTGAACAAACTTTAGAAGGTGCAAATGCTATTAATGGTATGACACTTGGAGAAGCTAAAGAATTACACAAAGCAGGTTTCCCAGATATTAAAAACGAATGGGCAAGATATGGAGCATATAAACAATATGCGTCTAACGCCTCTGATAACTTTGTCTTTGAATTTCAAAAAGAATACCAAGCAAACGCCTACAGTAAAGAGTGGAACTGGCAAACAGCTTTATCAGAAAAAATGTCTACGTTTAATGAAGGTAAACAAGATGACGTTTATTTTGGAAGTGCTATGAACGCAGCTAATGAAACAATTAAAAAA